TCGTTTCCGAAGACGCCCCAGCCCGGCGACCACGTGGTCGAGAAGTCGTTCGAGTCGAATCCGCAGCACTGCTCGTCGTATGTGTAGCTGCTGGTGATCTCGGTGAACGCGTCGTAACCGTTCGGGTCGAGCTCCATGAACGGGCGCACGCAGCCGCAGCACTCGGTGCAGCCGATCACGAGCGTCTTCTGGGTGCCGGCGCCCGTGCGCTGCACCGTCCCGGTCCACGAGCGCTCGAGGGTCGACCCGACGCAGTAGACGATGTCGTAGTCGCAGACGAACTCGCCCGTCTCCTCGCAGCGGCAGCCCGAGCACGGCTGGAGCTCGACGGGCAGCGTCGAAGAGCACGGGCCATAGCCGGGCCCGGGGCTGTACGGGGCGCCGTCGGGGAACGTGTCGGCGACGGGCGTCCGCGTGATGCAGTTGAACGACATGTCCAGCTGCTCGCACTCGTAGCGCCAGTTGTCGCAGTTCTGGCCGCTGTTGACCCACGTCAGGTCGCCCTCGAGCGTCCAGACGGCGTCGGAGATGACGAACGACTGCCCGTTTGCGTAGGTCCGCGTGGTGACCACGCTGTAGGTGATGACGACGTGCGTCAGGTTCTGCGTCGCGCAGTTCCAGACGGTGCAGCAGTCCCCGCCCTCGCAGCAGCAGACGCGGTGGTACTGCGTCACTCCTCCTCCTCCACGAACGACGGCGGCACAAGGTACCAGCCTTCGGGCAGCGTCACGCTCGAGCCGAGCCGCCACTCGCCCTCGACGAGCGCGTAGACGCGCCCGCGCACGCCGGGCCCGACGCGGACGGGACTACTTTCCGAGACGAGGACCGTCCTTGCGCAGCCACACGCGCAGCCGAGCGCCAGCGCGGCGCAGGCGAGGGCGATCGGGCGAAGCGTCGATAGCCGCGCCCGACCGCTTCTCGAGGTAGTGCAGCACGGCGAGGATGAGCCCGAATACGAGGTCACGCACTCTTCTCGGCGTCCTTCGCCTTGATGAGCCCGATGCCCGCGACGACGGCCGCGATGGCCGTGGCGAAATCCGGCGCCGTCTGCGGGTCGCCGTCGAACCATGCGACGAGGACGCCGCCGACGGCCACGAGGATGGCGCCGATCCCGGCGATGGTTGTGTTTCGGTTGTTCATTTATCGATGATCCTTTCAAGCCGCGCGATGCGGCTCTCGAACGATGCGACGAGGACCCGCAGCTCGGCGAGGTGCACGTCGAGCCGCGAGATCCTCGACGCGAGCAGCCATGTGCTGCCGACGAGGCAGGTGCAGACGGCGGCGGCGGCGGCGAGTACCTCGGCGCTCATTTTCAGCGACCCGGGAAAACGGAGTTCGGGTGATAGCTGATCACCATGAAATTGAGCGTGTCAGCCGTCGTCCTCACCCAGATGCGCGAAATGTCGTCCGCGCAGACCCAGAATGGTCCCTGCGAACTCTGCTCCACGAACAACGCGTTCCCGGTGCCGTTGTCGCTGAGGTTGAGATAGAAATCGCCGCTGCACGCGATGCCGAAGATTCGCGGTCCCGTCGGGCCATTGCCGCTCGGATAGAGCTGAGTCAGGCTGGTTCCGACCCCAAGGACCATGGTGTGGATATGTGGTTCCCAGTTGCTCATAGTCGTAGGTGCCTCGCAGTTAGCTGGTGCTAGCGGTGAACGTTGGATGAAAGGTCGGTGCGTATGCCATGTGTGTCTCCGATCAGGTGCAAGTGCCGTCGATGGCGTTGGGGACGCAGAAGACCCAGCGTTCCGTGCCGTCGGCGAGTCGATATGGGAACAGCGTGACGTAGCCCGTCACGGGCTTAACAGAGAATCCGCCGGGAATGTTGGCGACGAGCACGCCCGGGCCGACGACGGTCGCGTCGTTGATGCCCTCCATGACGTTCAGCGCCGTGCCCGTGTACCAGACCTCGCCGGCGACGGCCTGGTGCGTAAACGTCGCGTCGTTGAGGATCTCGGCCTGAACCCAATCGTACTCCCACCGGTTCACGGCGCCCGAGATCGCGGTGCTATTCGTGATCTTGGCGACGAGCATCGGCACCGAGTCGCTCGAGACGCGCGAGTAGCGTTCGGTCGCCAGCGCGCCGGGCTGCTGCGTCGACTGTCGGAGCTGCGATGTCTGGGTGCGGTTCAGCATGTCACGGGTACGTCAGGAACGAGCCCTCGAGCGCCATCTGCTTGGCGAGGGTCGGGTTGGGCTGGTCGTTGAAGATCAGGTTGTGGTCGTAGGTGCCGCGCACCTGTGATTTCCACGTGACGGTCTGCGACTGCCCGTTCGAGTCGACGGCGGCCTTGCCGTGCACGTCGGTCTTGGGGACCTGTTCGCAGCCTTTCCAGAAGTCCCAGACGAAGTTGTAGGTGCAGCGGTAGTACTCGTCGCGGACGTGCGAGACGGTCGCAGTCTCGAGGTAGACGGTGTTCGAGGCCCAGTGCAGGAAGCTTGTGCTGTTCCACTTTCCCGACGCCGTCGCGATGCGGTCGTACGCCGACACGAGCGTCATGCCGCTCGTCGCCACGTCGAGAAGCAGGCTGATGCGGACCTTCATCTGCGGGATGAGGCCCGGCACGGGCTTGGAGGCGTAGTCGACCTTGGTCCCGCCGATGTCGGCGGTGGTGTTCAGGTCGGCCGCGGGCGCGGTCCCGAACGTGCCCGTTCGGAACAGGATGACGGATCGCGGCGTCGCGTCAAACTCGACCTCCACCGGCAGCGCGAGCGCCGCGACGCCGCCCCCCGACGATATGTCCATCCACGTGTACAGCTGGTCGTACTTCGCAATGGCATCGAACACGCGGTTGCGCCCGCCGGCGACGGGCACGACCGAGGTCTGGCGCAGGCGCATGCGGCCCACCGGGTTTGCGTTCGTGCCCGTGATGAGCGAGTCGAGCGGATCGCCGAACGCCGCGGCCTTGAGCGTGGCGAGGTCCGCGGCGACCTTTAGGTCGATGTCCGCGTCGGATACCAGCCGCTTGGTCACGGTGAAACCCGACGCGGCGCCGGTGGCCGCCTCGGTGAATCCGTTCATCGTCGTCGACTGAATCGTGATCGCCATTTACTTGCTCCACCAGATGGCGAGGTCGCGCACCCAGGCGACCGGGCCGGACTGCACGTTCATGATGTCCTGCACCATCGACGCGGCGTTCGCCGCGCCGCGCAGGCCCTCGCCGAACACCGTCTCCGCGCCCGCCCGCGTAGGGTCCGCCGCGCCGCCGAGCGTCTGTCCGAGGGCAACGCCTAGCGCACCCGGACCCTGCGAAAGGGCCGTCTCGAGCAGGCGCCCGGTCGGCGTGTTGGCGGCGCCGAGGCCCGCGCCGAATCCGCCCGTGAGCCCGAGCTGACCCGCCACGCCCGTGGTCGGCGCCTGCGCGCCCAGACCCTGCGCGAGGCGCTGCGTGAGCCCGAACTCCTCGATGCGTCGACGCTGGTCCATGCGCACCGCCTCGAGCGCCTCGGCAGCCCGCCGGCGCTGATCGGGTACTCCGGCGACCGCGCCGAGCCCGGCCCCGATGGCGGCGCCTGCGAGGCCCACGCCGGCCACGGCGAGCCCGGCGGGACCGAGCGCCGCCATGCCGAGCAGGCCGCCTGCCGCGCCCAGAACGCGCGACTGCACGCCGAGCTTGGCGAGGCTCTCGGCCGTCTGGTTGACGCCGCCGCGCATGGCGCCGATGCGCTTCTGCGTGCGCTCGGACTGCGCCTGCAGACGCCGAAGGTCCCTCGTCGCCGCATCGGTCGCGGCCGACAGGCCCTTCGAGTCGCCGGTTATGGCGATGTTGACGCGGTTCAGCTTCGCCATTACGCGAGCCCCTCCTTCTCGAGCTGCTTCTGGATGGCCTCGCGCATGATCGGGAAGAGGAGCGGGCGCGTCTCGCCCATCGAACGCCGAAGGAACGGATTCGGCCGCACGCGGCTGACGGTGATGCGGCTGTACTCCTTCTTCCGCTCATAGCCTCGCGACTTGAGGAAGATCTGCTCCTGCTTGGTCGCGCCGCGCTTGACCTCGTGGCCGTACTCGACCCACCGCAGATACCAGTGCGGCGTCAAGTAGCTGCCGCGGATCTCCTTGATGCCGACGGCCGCCCACACGATTTTGCCCTGGGCGTAGCCCTTGACCTTGGTCGTGACGTTCCACTTGAGGTGGACGTTCGGGCGGACTACGCCGCGGATCTTCTCGGTGGCCTTCGACTTGCCGAAGGGCGCGTTCTTGGCGACGACGCGCCGGGTGACGGTCGTCCACTTTCGGAACCCGGACTTCATCGCGGCGCTGGCGCCCTCCTTGTCGAGCGCCTTGAGCCGCGCGTTGATCGCGTCGATGGCGGCGCCATCGATGTCAGCTTTGACGACCAAGGATCCGCGACGCGACATCGTGAGAAAGTCCCTTGTGCCCGTTGCGGGCGAGCCACGCCGCGAGCGGCGTGTCCCATCTGGTCGACTCGTCCACGGCGACACGCGCGACCTCGCGCGCCGCCGAACCTAGTCCAGGCCTTCGGTGTACAGCTTCTCGATCTCCCTCGAGAGGCCGACGACCGCCGGCGCGTTCAGCTTCATGACCTCCTCGTAGCAGTACAGCGCCTGCCCCGTCGGGCCGAGCACGTGGTTCGCCACGTACCAGGCCGACATCTGCTGCCCGCGGCTCTCGGCGTCGAGCGCCGCGACGAGGTCGGCGACGGTCGGACGCCGCAGCGTGACCCACTCGCCGCGGTACTCGATGGTCTTGGGTTGTCCGCGGAGCGCTTCGTTCATTGCGTGATGGTGATGGCCGAGCCGCTGAAGATCAGGGTGCACGTCGCCTGCGCGACGCCGTTCGGGGCGACGGTGATCGCCACGTCCTGCACGTAGGCGTCGCCGGCGATGGACTTGCCCGTCTCCCACACGACCGACGCCGCGGTCAGGAGCGTGCCGTTCTCGAGCGCCGTGATGATGGTGCTGTGACCCGCAACGCCCGCGGTGTCCCAGAAGAGCTCAAGGTTCACGGTGCCCTCGACGATCCCGTACTCGTGCTTGCGGTACGTGTCGCCGATGGCCGTGACCTCGATGGGCTGACGGCTGACGCTCAATGTGGCCGACGCGACCTCGCCGACGGTCACCGAGTTGATCTGAAAGACTGCGTTGCCTGCGGTGGTGACTGCCATGTCAGTTTCCTGGGTAGAGGATCTCGAGCTCGGCGACGGCGATGGCGGGTTCCATCTCGTCGCCCTCGCCCGGCGTGGGTTCCTGGATCGCCGCGAAGTTCACGTCGTAGGCCGTTCCGCCACCGGCCACCGCGTTGATCTTGACGTAGCCGGCGGCGGCCTCGGCGAGACTCTGGGCGCTCGCCATGTCGATGGCGATGGCGTTGATGACCAGCGAGTAGCGGTGCAGCGTCGAGGTCGTGCCGAGCGACGCGCGCAGCCCGGTGGTCATGTCGATGGTCACGGCGGGCAGCGCCGCGGACTGAAGGCGCGCGCCCACCGAGACGCGGTTCCCCGCGGTGGTCGCGCCGGCGACGATCCAGCCCACGACGGTCGACTCGATCATGCGACCTCCACCGCGTCGATGACCGCAAGGCGGTCGCGCTGCTCGAGGTTGCGGATGCCCAGGATGCGGAGCGTGCGCCCGCGCACGACGAGGCGGTCGAGCGCGGTCAGGGTCGTGCGGGCGATGTTCGGCCAGCGCGTCCGCACCTCGAACTGCTGGATGACCGCGACGCCGTCCGCGTAGATCTGCTCCGACGGCGTCTCCTCGCGTAGGTCGCACCGAAACGACGCGCCCTTTGCGTAGGTGGTCACGCGGCGCCCCAGGTTGTCGATGTTCGTCGACGCTTTGTAGACGTCGGCGGACCAGCGGGTGAGGCCGGACGAGATCACGAGAACGGCCCCTTCAGACGAAGGTGCTCGACCATGAACTGGGCGCCGAGCGGCGTGACCGACAGCGCGATGGGCTGCATGGCCTCGGGGTTGTTGTACCAGGCGCCGACGATGCTGATGACCGCCTGGACGACCTCGTTCGGTTCGGTCGCGTAGCCGGCGGTGTACGTCACGGTGGCGAGCGTCCCGTCCTTCATCGACGGCGGCTCGGCGAGGAACCGCAGGACCGAGACGGGCCCGCTCTGATCCCAGTAGTAGTCGGTGCCGCTCGTCAGCGTCGCCGAGCCGCCCGATGTGTCGGTGTACGCCACGGACGTCAGCGCGGTCACGGGCTGCACCGCGAACACGGTGTCCCTCCAATCGCGCAGATACATCGTGCGCGAGGCGCTCGAGAGAGCGAAGCCGCAGTAGTTCTCGACCCACGCAACCGCCGCGTCACGGATGCGCTCGAGCTCCGTGTCGTCGTCGGTGTAGTCGATCTTGAGCGCGGCCTTGATGGTCGCGAGCGCGATGGTCATAAACCGCTCGGCGCGGTTTCCCGCGCCGAGCAGCGGAGAAGAGGAATGCCTCAGCAGGTGATGGCCGCGAACGCCTCGGGCAGCATGATGTGCGAATCCGTCCGGGTGTACACGTAGAGCGTCGACTGATGCGTCGCCGCCGCCGAGTACGGGTCCACCATCGAAGTAATGCCCGTGCGGTCGAAGATCTCGAAGTAGCTGAAGTCGCCGACGACCGCGAACACGTTGCCGTTCGAGGTCGCGGTCGGGACGTACTGGCCGACGCTGTAGGGCACGCCGTAGATCGTGCCGGGGAGGCCCGCCACGTTCTGCCCGCCGCCCGTGTTGATCGGCGAGAAGATGAAGTCGCCGTTGTTCGTCGTGAGCTTGCGAATCGTCTTCAGCGCCGTGTCCGAGAGGAGCCAGCGGAAGCGCGGCGAGTTGCGGTACGCGACGGGCACCGTGTGGACCACGTCGATGACGTTGTCAGCGCTGATGGTCGTCACCGCTGCGCCCGCGAGGTCGACGACCTGGGTGATCGCGCCGACGTCGCAGATGCCCTGCGGCTGCGCCGGGGTGCCGCCCGCGCCGTCGCCGATGGTGTAGTACTCCTCCTGCTTCAGCGCGATGGAGAGGCCGCACTTGTCGGCGACGTACTGGAGGCCCGAGCCGATGCCACCGTTTCCGATGGCGTCCTCGATGAACTCCTGCGACATGGTGACGGCGGTGACCAGCTTGTAGGGCACGACCGAGATCGCCGTCGAGAACGTCGGGTCGGCCGGGGTGATGGTGCCCGCCTCGGCGACGAGCGAGGTCGT